GACGTAGCAGCCATCGTAGAAACTATTGCAATTAAGAAAGCGCGCGAACAATCCACAGAATTAGAAGAGCGTGTAACTAAAATTAATAAGATGCAAGAAGACGCAGAGCGTCAGAAGGCAGAAACTGTTTTACTACAGTTACACCCAGACTTCGATGAGATCAGGCAGGATGATGACTTCCACACGTGGGCAGAAGATCAACCACGTTGGATTCAACAAGCTCTGTACGACAATGATGATGATGCTAAATCAGCAGCCAGAGCCATTGACTTATATAAGGCAGACAAAGGTATTAGTACCAAAAAGAAAAGCAAGCGTTCTAGTGACGCTGCTGAAATGGTAGATACCCGTGCCACACGTAATCGGCCTACAGCCGAAGATACTTCCGGCGTCATTAGAGAATCAGACGTTCAGAAGATGTCAGCTACACAGTATGAAAAGAATCAAGATACTATTATGGAATCTATCCGTTCAGGAAAGTTTGTATATGATGTTTCTGGTTCCGCACGTTAATAACAGTTGACATTAATAAATAATCGTATATAACTATATTCAAATAAGTGGCCGCAATAGCCTACCCACTATTTTGGTGTAGTTTATACACCTTAGCAACTACAATTTTATCTATAGACTTACCTAAAGCGAGTAGCCCGTTAATAGTACGCTGGGCCAAGTGTATTTTTAAGCGCACCTATTTTAATTAGCCTCTACAGGAAGTTTGGAGTTAGCATCTGAAAGCTGTTTAAAGGAGTTAATGTTATGGCATTTTCAGCAGCAGCAGGACACGGCAACCTACCTAATGGTGCATTTAGTCCCGTAATTTATTCTAAGCAGGTGCAGCTTGCGTTCCGTAAGTCATCTGTATGTGAAGAGATCACCAACTCTGATTATTTTGGTGAAATTGCTAATATGGGTGACACCGTTCGCATTATTAAGGAGCCTGAAATCTCCGTTAAAGCGTACACTCGTGGCACCGTTATTACACCACAAGACCTAGACGATGAAGACTTCAGCCTTACAGTTGATAAGTCTAACTACTTTGCTTTTAAGGTTGACGACATTGAAGAAGCACATTCTCATGTCAACTTCCAGTCACTAGCTTCTGATCGTGCGGCTTTCCGTCTATCGGATCAGTATGACCAAGAAGTTCTTGGTTATCTTTGTGGCTTTAAGCAGTCTGCATTGCACAGTGTTGCTAGTGCTGTTAACACTACTGTTAACGGTGAAATTGCTGTTGCAACTGCTGGTACAGACGAACTACTTTCTAGCATGAAGCTTGAAGCCGACGACTTCGGTGGTTCTGCTTCTAGTGCTATTGGTATTAAGGCTCGTGCTGGTAATGACAGCGCAGTAGTTGGTTCTGGTAATGCTTATGCTATTCAGATTATTTCTCGTATGGCTCGTAAGCTTGACCAACAGAATGTTGACTCGAATGGTCGTTGGATTGTTATTGATCCAGTCTTTAAGGAAATTCTTCAGGATGAAGACTCCAGACTATTCAACAGCGACTTCGGCGGTTCTGGTCTTCAGAACGGTCTAGTTCTAAACAACCTACTCGGCTTTAAAGTATACGTCTCTAACAACCTACCTTCAGTTGGTACAGGTTCCTCCACAACAGGCGGCACCAATGCATCCAACTACGGTCTTGTTGTTGCAGGTCATTCTTCAGCCGTAGCTACTGCCGAACAGATCAACAAGACAGAAACCTATCGTGATCCAGATAGCTTTGCTGATGTTGTTCGTGGTATGCATCTGTATGGCCGCAAGATTCTTCGTCCCGAAGCTCTTGTTAATGCCAAAATTTGCTTAGTATAAGGAGTGATGAAAAATGGCTTTAGGCGATAACACTCTTCTAGCTGCTCGTGGCAACGACGCTCGTGGTCGCGGCATCTATATGGTACAGCATGAACTTAATTATGCTACCGCACTTTCTGATAAGGGTAGCGCACTTGCTGCCAACGATGTCATCCCTGTAATTGCAGTTCCTGCTGGTTCTGTTATTATGAACGCAGGTGTTGAGGTTGTAGTTGCTTCTTCGGCAGGAACTATGACTTTTGATCTGGGTACAGGCGTTGACGTTGATTGCTTTGTTGACGGTTTTGATGGCGACAGTGGTACTGCTGCTGGCACATACTCGCAGAACGCTGCTGCGTTCCAGCCTCTTGTGTGTGTTGCAGATGACAACATTGACGTTAAGCTTATTTCGCAGTCAGGTACGGCCCTGACTACGGGTAAGATTCGTGTGTGGGCAATGATTATGGATGTTTCTGACATCGGTGTCGTTGGCGCGGACGAAGTTGATCGTGACACTCTAGCGTAAGCTAACTGAGTATGGGACTGGGAGTTAACGCTCTCAGTCCCTGCTTATGTTAAGTAAGGAATAAACTATGGCAATTACCACAGCAATGTGTAGTTCCTTTAAGCAAGAGCTTTTAGGAGGTGTACATGACTTAGATACACACACTATTAAGATTGCCTTAATTAAGGCTTCTCCATCTGGTACGTATAATGCTGCCACAACAAACTACTCAATTGTTACGGATAATAGTGATGAAGCTTCAGGTACAAATTATAGTGCGGGAGGTCAGAATTTAGACTCTGCCTCTATTTCTCTTTCTGGTACTACTGCCATAGTAGACTTTGCGGATGAAGTATTTTCAACAGTAACTGTGTCTACAGACGGCTGTATTATTTATAATTCTTCTGCTAGTAATAAAGCAATTTGTGTTATTGATTTTGGGGGTACGGTGGGTGCTGTTGCGGGAAACTTGACTGTTTCCTTTCCTGCCGCAGACGCATCAAACGCTATTGTTCGTATAGCTTAGTAAGACTATATTATGGCTATTATATTAGCTTCCGCTAGATTTGGTTCCGGTAGATACGGTGTTTCTAAATATGGCGAAATTAATTTAAGTAAAACACTTACTGGTGTTTCTGCTACGGGCGCAGTCAATGCTATAGGTAGTATTACTACTGGCGGTGCAACATTAAGCGGTGTAAGCAGTGTAGGTTCTATAGGAACTATAAGCCCCGATTTAACTGTTAGTGTTATTGGTGTTTCAGCAACATCCGCAGTAGGCTCAGGTGTTATTACTGCAACAGGTGGTGGTTTAACAGGCGTACAGGGTACAACTAATACTGGAGATACTACTGAGACTGCTGTTGTTTTTGACTACGTAGCAGTAAAAGCACAGTACAGTAGAAAACGCTGTGTGTATATTCAGAAAGCAGCTTAATGTCTACTACGTATGAACGAACCGTAAATGTTCCTTTTGAAAGTCGTCTTATATTTGTATCAAGACAAACGACAACAAACGACAGAACAATAGATGTACCAAAAGAAGATCGTTACGTTTATGTTGAACGTCAACCAACTTCATACGACCGAACAGTGTACGTAACGGAGTAAATATATGTCCTTTAAATGGCCTGTAAAAGACCCAGATGAAACACTAGACTACAATGCAGATTGGTCACGCTTCTTAGGTGACGCCACAATTAGCTCTGTAGAATGGTATGTTAAAACTAGTGAGATTGGTAAAACACTTTTGGGTGCAGGACAAACACTAACGACTGCATCTAGCAGTGCTGTTACTGATAGTATTCAGAATGTGTCTCAGACTAACACAACTACTGTTGCTACCATTAACATTGGTGGTGGCGTTACCAATAGAGAATATACCTTTTCTTGTAGAATGACAGACAGTACGGGCAGTACCGCTGAACGTACCATTAAATTAACAGTGAGAGAAAAATAATGGCGTACAATTTTCTCGGCCTCGTCAACGAAGTTAATAGGCGGCTTAATGAAGTTGAGCTTACTTCTGCTAACTTTGACTCAGCCACAGGTTTTTACTCTCATGCAAAAGATGCTGTTAATGCTTCTATTCGTTATATTAATCAATCTGAGTTTGAATGGCCTTTTAATCACGTAGAACAAGAAGACGTACTAACTACAGGTACTACTAGATACCCATTTCCAGATGACGCTAAGATTATTAATTTTGACAGCTTTAGAATTAAAGAAGACACTACATTAGGTAATAGTACAAAAAAACTAAAGAATGTAGCCTATGAAGAATATTTACATAAGTCAGTATCTCAAGAATATAAAGCCACTGCCGATAACAACGCTCTACCTAATTATGTGTTTAATGCTCCTTCACTAGAATATGGAATGATTCCTCCGCCAGATCAAGCATATAGCGTAATATATGAATATTATCGTGTTCCTGTTGACTTAGAAAATGCAACTGACGTTCCAGTTATCCCTGAAAGATTTAAGCACATTATTACAGACGGCTCTATGCACTACGCATATCTTTTTAGGGGTGATGCACAAGCATCTACTATAGCTATGCAAAAGTTTGAAGACGGTGTTAAACATATGCGTAGCATTCTAATTAATAGATTTTATTATCTTCGTAGTTCTATGGTTAGCAACAATCAGGGAGGAGGACGTATTGCTACATCCTCTTCTAACGTAGGTTCTTCTTTGGACGCGCTATAATGGAAGCGTGGCAAACTTTTCCTATTGAGTTTAAAGGGGGTCTTGTAACCAATTTAAGCCCTCTACAGCAGGGTATTAATGCTCCGGGTAGCGCTAGAGTGCTACGGAACTTTGAACCCTCAATAGAGGGCGGATACAGGCGTATAGTAGGCTTTGATAAATACGACAGTAATACCATTCCTGCATACGGTGCGCCTGTTGTACACGGAGCTAGCCAAAGTGGTACGACATTAATTATAGGTAACATTCATAAAACACCTGAAGCGGGTGACACGCTTACAGTTGCTGGTATCACAGGTACATATACTATTGCATCAGGTGGTGTTAGTTACGATGCCACTAATCGTAGGGCTACCTTAACACTAACAGGTTCTTTGGCTAGTAGTCCAGCTAATGCTGTGGCAGTTACTTTTACAACAACGACAACGGACCACATGACTACAGGTGTAGCTGTATTTAGTGATACAGTTATTGTACAAAGAAACTTTGATCTGTTTAAAACGGCAGGCTCCGGTTATACGCACATAAATGTACCCAGTTATGGTACAGTACTAGTTAATGGTGCTAGTCAAACAGGCACCTCTTTAGCTATGGACGCCTTAACTGCTGCCCCACAAGCAGGTGATGTATTTAAAGTTGCCGGTATTGATTTAGTTTATACTGTAACGGCAGATGCTACGGTAAGCAGCGGAGGCTCCACAGTTAGCATTAATCCTGCTTTAGCTAGTAGCCCCGCAAATAATGGAGTCATTACATTTTTATCTACCTCTCGTGTGTTAGCTAGTAGACTAAGATTTACACGATATAATTTTAATGGTACAGATAAAATTATGCTGGTAGATGGGGCTAGTGTTCCAGCTATTTTTGATGGTACTACTTTTACCGCTTTAAACGCTGCCCCTTTAGACGTTATAGGTGCTACCCACACAATTAATTTTAAAAATACATTGTTTTTTGCTAAAGGTTCTGCCGTAACTTTTACAGCAGTGTATACTGATACAGACTTTAGCGCAGCTAATGGTGCAGGAATTATTAATGTAGGCGCTGACATTACGGGTCTTTCAGTATTTAGAGAAACACTTTTTATTTTTACGAACGAAAGTATTTTTAGAATATCGGGATCAACTATTGCAGACTTTAGACTAGACCCTGTAACTAGAGATATCGGTTGTATTGAAGGCGACTCTATTCAAGAAATTGGTTCTGACGTTATGTTCTTAGGACCAGATGGTCTTAGACTACTAAGTGCTACAGAACGAATTGGAGACTTTAACTTTTCTAATGCTTCTAAAGTAATCCAAAGTGAGTTCACTAACTTTGTTAGCTCAAGCTCTAATTTCTGTAGTGTTGTTTTAAGATCAAAGTCTCAATATAGAATAATGGGTTATGGTGCCAGTGTCTCAAAAAATAGCGCTAAAGGTATTTTAACAACACAGTTAGCAGAAGAAGGTGGTGGTGGTTTTGCATTTGCTGAAACTAGAGGCATACAAGCATATGTTGCGGACAGTTATTTACACGAAAATGTAGAACTAGCTGTATTTGCAAATAAAGATGGTTATTTATATCAACTAGAAAATGGTAATAGCTTTGATGGTGCTAGTATCTTAGCTACATTTTCTACACCTCATATGCCAATTTCTGACCCGCGTGTTAGAAAAACTTTCTACAAAATGTTTTTATATACAGACCCGCAGGGCAGTGTAGACTTTAATACATCACTAAAATTAGACTTTGATGGTAAGGCTATTATTCAGCCATTACCTATTACATTTAGTAATACTACTAGCACTGTATCTTTTTATGGTACTAGCTCATACGGAACAGGATCGTTTGGTGGTAAATTACAATATGTATTTGAAAGCCAACTAATTGGTTCAGGTTACACAGGCTCTTTGCAGTTTACTTCAGACAGCACTGATCCGCCATTTTCACTAGACGCCGTTACTCTTGAGTACGGCACAAACGCAAGAAGGTAAAATTATGGGTACAGGATATACAAGAAACGACGGCTCTAACAACATTGCAGATGGCAACGTAATTAACGCTTCTGATCTTGACGGTGAGTTTGATGCCGTTGTAAGTGCGTTTGGTACGTCAGGTCATACACATGATGGCACTGCCGCAGAAGGTGGTCCTGTTACTGTGTTGGGTCCTGCTCAAGATTTTGTGGCTACAGCTACAGAGATTAAACCTAAAACTACTAATACACTAAGTGTTGGTACAGCATCTTTACAGTTTAAAGATTTGTATATTGATGGTACTGCATATATTGATGGCATTGGAGAAGACACTCTTGTAGCCACAAATAAGAAAGTACAGTTTCGTGATGCTGCTATTTTTATTAACTCTAGCGCAGACGGGCAATTAGATATTGATGCAGATACGACATTGCAAATTACCGCACCTACTGTGGATATTGATGCTTCTACAGCAGTTACTATTAGTAATGATCTTAAACTTAATAATGATGACGCTGTATTGGGATTGGGTGCTGATAATGATGTAACACTAACTCATATTCCAGATACAGGTGTTAGACTAAATACTACAAGTGCTGTTCAGTTTAGGGATTCTGCCTTATCTATTAACTCTAGCACAGATGGTCAGCTAGATATTGACGCAGATACAGAAATTGAAATTACAGCACCTACTGTCGATCTTACAGCCTCTACGGCAGTCACAGTTAGTAATGATCTAAAACTAGCAAGTGACGCTGCGGTTTTGGGCTTTGGTGCTGACAATGATGTAACACTAACACACGTTCATAATACAGGTATTTTACTAAATGGCGCTATGGCTATTCAGATTAGAGATAGTGGTTTGTCCATTAACTCTAGCACAGATGGTCAGCTAGATATTGATGCAGATACAGAAATTGAAATTACTACTGGTACACTAGATATTAATGTTACCACTACAGACATCAGTGGTGCCTTAGATGTAAACGGTGCGTTGACTGCATCTGATACTGTAGACATTCAAGCTACGCACCCTACCGGCACCGCAAATGTCGGTTTTGGTAGTGGCACCTTTGCTGCTGTAGAAGCGGGGGCTACCCTCAACACAGCTATGGGTGTCAATGCACTACAAGATTTGACTACAGGTGACGGTAACACCGCTATTGGGTATCGGGCCGCGCTTAACGTAACTACTGCCAGTAACACTGTCGCTATTGGTAACGCTGCAATTGGCTTAGGTATTCTAACGGGCACAGATAATACCGCAATTGGCCGTCTTGCTGGCAACGATTTAACCAGTGGTGCAACCAACGTCTTTATGGGCTATCAAGCAGGCGCTAACGCCACTACTGCTAGTAACAATGTCGCTATTGGTAACGGACCTATTTCGCTAGGTGTTCTCACTGGCAGTGATAATATCGTTATCGGGAACCTAGCTGGCTATGATTTGACCAGCGGCGCTCACAACGTATTTCAGGGCTATAGAGCAGGCTTTAACGTAACTACGGCAGCGGATAATATTGCTATTGGTAGAAACGCAATTGGTCTAGGTGTTACCACTGGCGACAATAATACGGCGATTGGTGAAGAAGCCGGTGAAGATTTGACCAGCGGCATAAGCAATGTTCTTATGGGCTTAAACGCAGGCCGCAATATAACCACAGGCAGTTCCAATATTATCTCTGGCCCGAACGCTGGCAGTTTTATTACCACTGCCAGTAACAATGTCGCTATTGGTAGCTCCGCAATCGGCACAGGTGTAACAACGGGTGGCAATAATGTTGCTGTTGGCGCATTAGCGGGCGAAGATTTAACTAGCGGGGCAAACAACTTCTTTGGTGGCTATGGAGCAGGCAAGAACGCCACTACTGCCAGTTACACTGTTGCTATTGGTTCTGACGCAATTGGCTTAGGTGTTCTCACTGGTGCTAGTAATATAGCTATTGGCCGTCTTGCTGGCAACGATTTAACCAGTGGCACATACAACTTCTTTGGTGGCTATGCAGCAGGCTTTAACGCAACTACTGCGGATCACACTATCGCTATTGGTAGACTTGCAATTGGCGTAGGTGTTCTTACAGGCACAGATAATATCGCTATTGGCTACCAAGCTGGTAACGATTTAACTAGCGGCACATACAACAACCTTATGGGCTATAGAGCAGGCTATAACATAACTGAGGGCGGACACAACGTACTTCAGGGCTATCAAGTATGCCTTAACGCCACTACTGCCAGTAACACTATCGCTATTGGCAAAAGCGCAATTGGCTCAGGTGTTCTAACTGGCACTGACAACACGGCTATTGGACAGAGTGCTGGTCTGGATTTAACTAGTGGTACTTACAACTTATTTGTTGGCTACTTAGCAGGCACTAACATAACTACGGGCGATCAGAACAACCTTATGGGCTATAGAGCAGGCGCTAACGCAATTACTGCCAGTCACACTGTTGCTATTGGTCAAAACGCAATTGGCTTAGGTGTTCTAACTGGTGACAATAATGTTGCGGTTGGTCGATCAGCAGGCTACGATTTAACCAGTGGTGCAACCAACGTCTTTGTTGGATACCTAGCAGGCTCTAACGTAACTACAGGCGCTGACAATACAATTCTTGGCCCGAATTCTGGTGATGTATTAACAACCGGCAGCAACAACACCATCATTGGTCACAACGCAGCAGCATCCGCCGTAGGTGTGTCTAACGAGATTACATTTGGCGATACGTCCATTTCTGCCATCCGCGCTCAGGTTACGTCCATCTCGGCTCTGTCGGATCGACGGGACAAGAAAGACATCAAAGAGCTTCCGGTTGGCTTGGACTTCATCAATTCGCTGAACCCCGTCGAGTTCACGTGGAACATGCGCGATGGCGCTAAGGTCGGGCAGAAAGAAGCGGGCTTCATTGCTCAGGAACTGGATGAGGCCCAACAGAAAGCAGGTGTTGACGAGCTATTGAATCTTGTGTTAAAATCCAATCCAGATAGATTGGAAGCCGCTCCGGGCAAACTTATCCCGATTCTAGTTAAAGCGATTCAGGAACTATCTGCTGAAGTTAAATCACTTAAACTCTGTAAGTGCAACCCCTGAGGAAAATCAATGCCAGACGAAGAAAAGAAAACTATTACGGTAAACTCCAAAACTTACAATGTAGAAGACCTGAGCGAAAAAGAAGTTACTATGTTTAATCATGTGGCTGATCTGGACCAAAAGCTAATGAGTTCACGGTTCAGTGTAGATCAGTTGCAGGTATGTCGCGATACCTTTGTTAACATGCTAACGTCTTCTCTTGAGAACCCAACCCCAACAGAAAAGGAATAAAACTATGTCGGAAGAAGAAATCGAAATGACAGCAGAAGATATTGCACGACACTACAGTGCTTCTATGGATTCTGTAAATCTCATCAACGCAGTTGTTGCTGCGCCTGATGATTATACGAATGATCCTACCGTACTTCAACGTAACATTGACCATCTAAAGGGTGCGCTCGTACTTGATTATTGGACTACAGAAGATATGACTCCATTTACAAATGCTATTGCTGCTGGCGAAGCAGTTTAGAACTAACTATGGGTCCAGCAGAAAAAACATTAGTGGATTGGTCTGCAATTACTGTGTCTGTAGGGGCGCTATTTCAGTTTCTTCCGGCTGTGGCGTCCCTACTTTCTGTAATTTGGTTATCTTTAAGAATATATCAAACGATTAAAGAAATGAAAAATAAGGATTAAGATATGGCTGCTCCATATACAAACATTAAATTTTCTGATGCTGCTATGCCGCGCATTGCACAGGCAACAGGCTATAGTAATCCCAACTATAATAAGGCGGGATTTCAACAGTTTCTAGCTCAGAACCCAGACGCCAAAGCTAAGTATGACCAATTTCAGCAACAGGCTGTAGGTACTATGATGGCAGCTAGAGGTGGTGTCGTCAAGTTTGTTGATGGTGGAATGGTATTAAAAAAGTTTGATGAGGGTGGTGCTGTTGAGGATCAACCTCAAATAGGTGATGTTCGTTTCGGCGAGAGGGGCGACCCCGATGTATACTGGACGGGATCAAGTTGGTCAACAACGCCGCCTACACCTACACCTACACCTACACCTACACCTACACCTGCACCTACACCTACACCTACACCTGCACCTACACCTGCACCTACACCTACACCTACACCTGCACCTACGGCAGCACCTACACCTGCACCTACGGCAGCACCTACACCTGCACCTACGGCAGCACCTACACCTGTAGCTACAGCAGCACCTACACCTGTAGCTACAGCAGCACCTACACCTGCACCTACGGCAGCACCTACACCTCTAACTACATCACAATCAGGTGACCCTGACGAATGGGAAGAGAACAACACTTATTATGTTGCTCCTACACCTACACCTACGGCAGCACCTACACCTGTAGCTACGGCAGCACCTACACCTGTAGCTACGGCAGCACCTACACCTGTAGATACGGCAGCACCCGTTGTAGGTGCTGCTACAACTGAGCCAAAAAATCCAGATACATTCGTAAACCCTGCAACTGTAGAGTTTGGTCATACGGGTCCAAACTATACCTATACAAGAGCATCTTCTGCTGCTCAAGCCCGTTCAATAGAAGCCTATTTAAGAAATACTCCTGAAGGTCCACATGCAGAGTATTATAAAAGCTGGATGAATAATCATGATAAGGCATATAATCCAGACAGGCAAGAAGGCATTGTAGGAGACAAGTATGTTTCCTTTGATTATACTACGTACCCCCCTACAAAAGTAGAAACGGGAGCGGACTCTGATGAGTTAAAGCGCATTGGTGATACTAGAGAAAACGAAAGAACACCAGAAGACGTTAAAAAACTAAATATTCTAAGAAAAATTACACCGCTAACACTTAGTGATGGTACTACAGTTTCCGGTACAGACGCAAAAGCTAGATACGATCAGATTGCTACTAAACGAGAAGACGTTATTACAGATGATGATAGAGCTTTTGCTACCCAATTTAGGGCGCAGTATGGTTTTGTACCTATTCCTGTTACCGCTAATGTAGGCAGTCCTGAAATTGTAAACCGTACTACAGCTATGATGGAAGGCTTAACACAAGACGGGCAGCCTATTCTTACGGAAGATATGACTGTTGATGCTTTTGGTGTTCCGCAGGACGCCGCACAAGATGTGGCAACCGATGTAGGACAAATAGCAGGTGACGTTACTGCGGGTGCATTTGGGGCAACGTCTACAGGTGCCGCTGCTCCGGCGTCTCTGACAGCCAATGTATTTACAGCAAACCAAGTAAGCGATGCTGTTAGATCAGAGCTAACAATGTTTGATCCTGCACAGGGAACTCTTTCTGAAGAAGCTAAAGCTATTGCTGCTAATTTACCCCCACAAGAATTAGCACAACTGGGTTTATCCCAAGCCCAACTAAATAAAATTAGGCAAGTTTCTGAAGTCACAACAGCCTTTACGGAATCTCAAGCTTCTGATGCTGCAACGCGAGGCTCTACACCACAGGCGAATGCAGCTACTTTTGAGGGTGATGTACCCACAGCAGATGCTGCTATTTTTGAGGGTCAGACACCTCAAGCTACGGCACAAGACCAGTTTAGTCTTACACCAACGGAAGCTGCAAAACAAGCAGAAACACAGGTTTTAGCGGCAGCTAAAGCTTCAGAAATACCTTCTGCTGAAGCTATACAGTCCACATACAGGAGTACTTTAACTGCTGCTCAGGGTCGTGTAGGTTCTAACGAGCTTGTTGATGCGCGAGCGCAGGGGCTACAGATTGATGAACCCATAACAGCTATAGCAGCGGTTATGGAAAATCTTAACTCATCAGCGGTTGCTAAAGCCCAGCAGGGTTCTTTTTCTCAGTTGCTGGCTCAACCGGCTCAGGGTACTGTAGAAGCTAAAGCTACTGTACAGGGCCAAATGGCTACTTTGATGGACCAGTTTAATAACGGTAGTACACCTGTATGGGCAGCGGGAGCTATGAGAGCAGCTAATGCTGCTATGGCTTCGCGCGGTTTAGGTGGTAGCTCTATGGCTAGTGCTGCCATTATACAGGCTACTATGGAAGCTGCTATACCTATTGCACAGCAGGACGCTCAAACTTTTAATAATATGGGCCTTTCTAATCTTGCTAATCGTCAGCAGGTATCTCTTGCTAATGCAGCAGCCCAACAAAATATTGAACTTTCTAATCTTAATAATAGGCAACAAACGGCACTTCAAAATTCTGCTAATGCCTTTTCTCTTCAGAGTCAAAACCTATCTAATGGTCAGGCAGTTGTGTTAGCCAATGCACAAATTGCTGCGGCTGCACAGAATAAAAATCTTGACGTTAGAACTCAAACTTCTCTTGTAAACGCCGCACGTTTTGCAGAAGTTAACAACATTAATCTTAACAACAGGCATCAGGCTAATTTACAGCGCTCGTCTGAAAACCTGCAAGTTAACTTGACAAATCTTAGTGAGGCTAATAAAACAGCTTTGTCTAATTTGCAAGTTAGGGCTGCTCTAATAGGACAAGAGCTTAGTAATGAACAACAAGTATCTGTATTAGAAAGTACACAGACTTTTCAGCGTGCAAACTTTGATGCCTCATCTAAACAACAATCCTTTATACAAGATGCTCAAGCTAAATTAGCACTTGAAGGTAAATCTATGGACATTAGGCAGCAAACTTCGTTGTTTAATGTTACGGGTCAATTAGATGAACGTAAGCTTGATTTAACCAACGAACAACAAACAAGACTGTTTAACACTACCAATGCCCTTAACATAGATATTCAAGATTTAAGCAACAGGCAACAGACTGCTTTAGCGAATGCTCAAATTAATGCTTCTTTAGAGGGCCAAGAATTAAATAATAGACAGCAATCAAATGTTATTCGTGCCTCCAGAATATCTGAAGTTGCTAATCTTAATTTTTCAGCCGAGCAACAGCGCGTAATAGAAAATGCTAAACTAGCTCAGACAGTAGACCTATCTAATTTAAGTAATAGACAGGCTAAAGTTATGGCAGACGCTGCTGCATTAACACAGTTAGATGTAACTAACTTAAATGCTAGACAGCAGACTAATATACAAAATGCTCAAGCTTTTCTACAAATGGATACACAAAACTTAACTAACCGCCAACAAAAAACTGTACTTGACTCTCAGTCTATGGTACAATCAATGCTGTCAGATCAGGCTGCATTAAATGCTAATAAACAATTTAATGCAACAAGCCAAAATCAAACAGATCAGTTTTTTGAATCCCTATCTACACAAGTTTCTCAGTTTAATAGCAATCAACAAACGCAAACTTCTCAATTTAATGCGGGGCAGTTAAACGCGGCTTCTCAGTTTAACGCAAATGTGAAGAACCAAAGGGAGCAATTTAATGCTCAAAACGCTGTAGTAATTGCTCAGTCAAACGCTCAATGGCGTAGGCAGATTGCTACAGCAGACACAGCCTCTCTTAATAGAGCTAACGAACTTAATGCTCGTTCTACATTAGAACTATCTACTCTAGCCTATAACAACACGTGGCAGTTATACAAAGATATTTTTGAGTTTGCTTTTCAGGCAGAGGAAGGCAGACTTGACAGAGAAAATGCTTTATCCAGAGCAGAAATTAGTGCCGACGCAGGTGGTTCAGGCAGTGCATTTGGGTCTATTGCTGGAAGTATCGTTGGGGGAATAGCGTCATCTGTATTTGGTGGGTTCCCCTCCGACATTAGACTTAAAAAGAACATTGAACCTATTTTAGACTACGGCAACGGTATTAAAATGTATAAGTGGGAGTGGCGAGATAAAGCCAAAGACTTACAAATTAATAAGAGACAAAATAGAGGCTTCATTGCTCAAAATGTCCTTAAATATTTTCCTGACTTAGTACGTAAAGATGAAGAAGCAGGTTACTTGAGAGTAGATTATTTAGGAGTAGTTAAAAAATGTATGGCCTAACTAAAGACGCATATAGAAGCTATGTAAAAAATCAAAAAAAGCCTCCTGAAAAAGAAAAGAAATCTTTCTCTAATGGCAGTGGTCTATTATCTCCAAACATGTCAAGACCTACAAATACGGATACTAAACCTATATCCGTACAGGAACAAGAAAAGAACGTCGCTGAAAATGCTTTTGCATTATTTAAAAACTTCAACGATAGGTATAAGGTATAATGCGGTATACACAACAAGACATTGAAGATGCACAGGAGCCTTCTTTTGAGGCACCAATTCCGGGTATGAGTCTTACTACTGAACCGGGTTCTCGTCCGTGGGAGCAACCTCCTCAGTATACAACTGTAATGGAAACAGCAGATCACTACATTGAAAATCTATTTTCTCCAGATGGTATAGATTTAATTGTTGCCGCTTCTGAAATGGGAAGTTCTGCATTAGACATAGCAGAAAAATTAACTATGTCTGGTGCATCTCGTGGTGTTCACAGTGTTGATGTTGGTGTAACGGTGTCTCCCATCTTAGTGGAGGTTATAAAGACGGTAGCTAACTTTACAGATGTAGAACTTCCTATTGGTGATGAAGATGATTCAAATAGATTTAGTGATTCTATGGCTGAACTAATGAAAAAAAGAATGTCAGACGAAGCAGAAACGGATGACGTTAGCTTATCATTTGACTTAGAAGACTTCGATATGTCTGACATGCCTGAAGAAGATGAAGATGAAGAAGATATGGACGTTGATATGCCAGAAGAACAAGAATCAGAAATGGCGTCAGGTTTAATGAGTAGGAGAGTGTAATGAGTAACTTTTTTAAAGATTTTAGTGCGAGTTTTGCAAAAACTTATGCAGCAGGTGCGCAATCTGGCTCAGGTACAAGCACATCTTTAGGAAGAATGCTTAAAGACGGTACACAAGATGACTTTAATAAGTATCTGTCTGCTAGACAGGGTGCCGTTAAAGGTGAATATGATGCCTACAAAACTAAATTTGATGCGTTTGAAAGTCAAGCTAAAACATTAATTGATATTATTGGTGACGATGCTATTGATAAGGGAACTCATTTAACAAGTCAAGAAGCTACTGCACGTCTAATGAAGGGTAAAACTACCGCTGGTGTAGATAAATTAATTGCAGGCTTTAGTGAACATAGAAAAGAAGGTACTAACATTAGAGAGCTTTTAGGGGCAACACTAGAGAGGGGTAAATCAGACAAAGAGGTATTCAACTTAACACCACAACAAATCGCTAAAGGGGCGTTAGGCGGTTCGTTTAAGTATACACCTAAACCGTTTGACCTAAAAGAAAGACGCACTGGTCTTGCTAGATTCTTGCGTGATGATTTGGGTCTGTTCTCAGAAACATTTGAAGGTGAACGTGAGGGTGTTGCAAAGAAACAAGCAGAAATGATTACAGCAGGCTTTAATGAAAAGTATACAGGTGATACCGATTACCGTGAGGCACGGGGTGTCATTAGCTTAGACCCTGCTAAAATGCGTACTCAAGCCGAAATACGAGATGAAAGAAAGTCTATAGCTCAAACAGAAGGAGCAGAAACAAATCTTAAAATAGCAAAACAATCTTTGCTTCATAACGCTAGTTCACATGCTATGTCAATAGACCTACATCGAAAAAATATGACCCTTACAGGTATGAAAATTGATGAGGCTAAAATTGTGGCAGAAGAAAATGATGTAAAACGAAAATTAGGTTTACCCGATTTAAAAAGAGCCGTAGTAGATGCTATTGGCATTGGTGACCCTGCTAAAATTGCTGAATCTGTTACAAACTTGGAGGAGACTCAAAACTTTTTAAATTCTAAGAATGCTATAAGTGGTACTTACACTAAGCTTATAGAAAATGATGCAGCACTGACTACAAAGTATAAACCGGGCAGGTTAGCAGATGGTGCTTCTCCGGGTTTCGGTCAGGAAGGTTTGTCTACAGCAGAAGCCACAAAAGTTAGAAAGAGTCATGCTGTCAATGCAACATATAGAGTATTATCCCGATTCAGAGATCAGGAACTTGTCGATAGTTTACCCTATCTGATGCCTTCCTATATACCTATTTCAAGAGATGAATTTAATACTATGAAGATAATAGTTTCTGCTAATAACTCTTCAAAAGCAGATTCTCTTAACGGCAGACTAAAAGAATATACTGATGTTCTTATGAAGGATTCTACAAATAAAGAAAAAGAAGGATTCATTGCAAGAGTTACTATGGAGTCTGCTAGACTGGGATTAGGCGGTTCTGTGTCTGTTGCTAATAAGGTTAAGGTTAAGGATGATGAAACGATAAACCCTGTTCCCACACCTACGCCTAAAAGGCGCGTAACTCAAGAGCAGAATGATGCTGATAAAGCAGAAATAGCTAGGTTAGAAAAGGAATTAAAAATAGAGCAAGAAACACTGTCTTTGTATCGCGCAGGCGAAAAAGATAAGACTGGAGACAGTCGCAGTAACCCTATAGAGCGGGGGATAGCACGCGATTCTATGCTAGAGATTGTTGAAAAACTTGAGGAACGACGAAGTAAATTAAAAAATTCTGAAGTAATAGTACCTGAAACTATATAAAAGAAAGGTTAAGAATTAATTATGGCTCTTAATATTGATCCTTTAGCATATACAAATTATAAACCTTTTTCTTTAGAGGGTGATGTTGATTTATCATCTGAAGTTGAGCCTGAAGTTGAAGCTTCACCTGATCCGCTGTCTGCTACTCAGGACGGCTATCAGTTTGAGCGTGAAGCTAAACTAACTGGTGATGAAGAAGACTATAAGCTAGATATAATTAACAATAAACCTGTTATGGCTTCTATGCGTAGATATATGCATGATCGTTTTGGTGAAACGGGTATGCAGGAAGACGATGAAGCAGATATAGATTTTGTTGATAGATATTTAAACCATCACAGATATTTTACTACAAACAGTGTTTCTTTAGGTAAGCAGGTGTCTTTCTTACGTGATGCCGAGTCAGCAACTAAACAGGATTTAGGTAGAATATATTCCCACATTGAAAATAATGCCCCTATGTTGTGGGATCAATCATTAGGTGATGCTGGTAATACCTTTTTAGATTACGCATCCGCTGTATTTACAGACCCTCTTAATGTGGCTCAAATGGCATTGGCTGGTGCCTTTACGGGTGGTACAGGTGCAGCAGCAGTTGTGGGTGCGGGTCAAATAATTGCTAAAGATAGAATTAAAAAAGCACTTGCTGTACACATACTGGGTAAATCCTTCTCTAAACATCAGTTAAAAGGCACAGTTTCTCACGCAGCATTAGGCGCAGGACAGGGCGCACTTGAAGATGCTATGCTACAAGAGATGGAGATGCAGGCCCACGTGCGTGAGGTAGTGGATGATGATGGTAATGTTGAACTAATCGTTGATCCCAATACAAAGTATGAAGACATGAAAACAGATATGGGTCGTGTAGGTGCGGCGGCTCTTTTCGGTGGTGTGTTGGGCGGCGCTGAAGGCTTTTTAATGGGTAGGGATGCTAAAAAACAAGCCCTGAGTTTCTTTGAAACTAAGCTTCAAATTGCGGGAATTGATAAGGCTGCTTATAATGAAAAGCTAACTATTGACGCAATATTTAATGATCCGGCACAGGGTGATGTTACAGGTAAAATCTCACGCGGTATAGACTTTGACCCTGAAACTGAAGAAGGCAAAGACTTACTAGAGGAAATAAATAATCTTTCACCTGATATGGATGTTGGTGAAATATTAGGACTAGATAAAAAGACAGGTGCTACAAAAGAGGACGTATCACAAGCTACACTTCGTGTAGATATAGCAAGAAAAATGGGTATGATTGCTAGAGATATTGTAGCTGTAAAAATTAAAGAGTTTGATGATGCCTCAAAGATGGGGCTTGAACAGACAGATGATGTACTTCTAAAGCTAATTAGAAATTCTGCCCTAAAGGCAAAAGAAAAACGTGCTTTAGGTGAGCAAAAAAAGTGGGGTAAGAATGTTGAAATTCCAGCAGCCTCTAAAGACCTTATTGTAGATGTATTTAAATATTTAGGTGATACCACTAATAAAGGTATTGAGGGTGTTGAGGAGGTAGACTCCCTATTGGAAACCAGTGGTAGAAGACAGGACTTCATAGACTTTCTATCTAATGTAGGAGAAAAACAGGGTGAGGCAGGCCCAGTTTATGACGCCGTAATTGAGGCTTTTGACACGTCTCTTTCTGAGGCAGGCAGAAC